AAAATAATCAAGGTAACAACTACGATTTTATTGGAGATAATACAGCAGGTATTACAACTGTAACATTTACAGGTATCACATCAACAGATGGTGTGACAAAAGTAGCGAGTGAATCTGATGTTAACTTAAATCAATTACCAAGGGGAGGAATGATAGTTTCTCTTGGTTCTACTGGTGGTTTAGGTATTGCACCACTGGTTGGTGCTGCTGTAACAGCAGTTAAAAATAACGATGGTCAGATAACAGCAGTTGGTATAGGAACTTTAGATAGACATGGATCAGGTTATCGTGGTTCAGTTGCAATAGGTATAACTGATATTGCTTATGAGCATAGATTCATAAGATCTGGAATAGGTTCTATCAAAACACACCCAACAAACTCAAATATATTTACTAGAACTGCTAGAACTGCTTCAAATGCGGTTTATACATCACATACTGGTTTCTTAGAAATAACCATTGCAAATCATGGATTGGGAATAGGAACATTTGTTGGAATTGATACAGGTGGATTGGTCTTTAGTTGTTCAAAAGATCACTTTGCTACTGAACATCCATATCCAAGATCTGGCCCAACACCAAGTAATTCTTCTGGTGGGGATCCAATTGTTGGTATCGCAACTGATATTAGATCAATAACAGATGATACCTTTACAATCTTTGTAGGACAAGGTGGTGGAGGAGGAAATGGTGCAAGCATCACAGCGACTGTTGGTGCTGGTGGAACATTAGCTTTCACTGTTGCTGGTGCAGGAATATCTTACACTAATCCTCAAATTATTGTTCCAGATCCATCATATGAGGATCTTGAAGTTATAGGTGTATCTCGTTTAGGAATTGGTGCTACAACCGAAACCGGATTTGGACTAAAAGTATCTGTAAATGTTGGTGCTAGTTCAACTGTTGGTGTAGGTTCAACTTTACATACAGTCGAATCATTTAAAATTACAAGAAGTGGATTTGGATTTAAGAAAGGTGATGTAATAACACCAGTTGGTTTAGTCACTGCATTAGGTTTATCAAGCAAAGTAAGTGAATTTGAACTTACTGTTACTGATGTATTCACCGACAACTATGCATCATGGGATTTCGGAGAATTTGATTTTGTTGATAGTATTAAAGGATTGCAGGATGGTACAAGAACAAGATTCCCTATTGAATTAAATGGAGAATTACTAAGTTTTGAAAGTGATAATCCTGAAATAAAAATGGAAAACCTACTTTCTATTTTTGTTAACGGTGTTTTACAGGAGCCCGGTTCTTCATATACATTTGAGGGTGGAACTACATTTGACTTCAATACTCCACCAGATGCAGATGATGATATTTCAGTTTTCTTCTATAAAGGAACATCAGGAGGATCTAATCCAGATACTCGAACAAAAGATGTGCCTGAGACACTAAAAACTGGTGATGTTGTTGAAATTGGTGCAACTCAAGGTGATCCTGTAGCACAAAATCCAAGAACTGTAGTTGGTATTACAACATCAGATACATTTGAAACTGAAATATACACTGGGCCAGGTATTGGATTGACATTCAAACCAGTAAGTAGTTGGAGAAAACAAAAGATTGATAAAATTATTAGAGGAGAAGTTGTATCTAAATCAAGAAATTCTCTAGAACCTTTAATTTTCCCAACATCAAGAATAATTGGTGATCTTTCAACAAGTGAAAGTGACAGCATATTTGTTGATGATGCTAAATTCTTTAACTATGAAGAAGATAATTCTGCTTTTGTTATAAACAGCATAGGTGTAAGAATAGTAAATGATGTAAATCCAGTCGCTGCTGCACTGACAGCAACAGTATCTGCTTCAGGGACTATCTCTGCTATCACAGTAGTAAATGGTGGTAGTGGGTACGTAGGAACTACCACAAGCATCTTGATCGGAGCACCATTAGGCGTTGCAGCCACCACAGCACCAGCAGTTGCTTCAGGTATTGCCACATTTGCAACTGCCACAGGTAATATTTCGAGTGGTATTATCACTACAGTTACAGTGAACAATATAGGTCTTGGTTACACAAGCACAAACCCACCACAGGTTCTTGCACCTGCTCCTGAAGCAATTACAGAAAAGATAACAAATATTAAAGATATTCAGGGATTTAGTGGTATAGTTACTGGTATATCAACTGCTGTAATAGGAGTTTCGACTCTTGGACTAAGAATTGGTTTAGCAAGAACTGCAGGAAACTTCAGCACACTTCAACCCGGATATCCAATTTATATCTTCAATACCACTGTCGGTAATGGTGTTACATCATTAAACTTAAGTGGTAATAATAATGATATAGTCGGTGTTGGAACACAGTTTGCTGATAACATTTACATGATTCAGTCGATTACAAAAAATGCATCTACTGCTGAAATACTAGTAAATATTCATTCAGGAACTGCTCATGTCGGACTTACTACCTCTGTAGGAACGACTGGTGATAGAGGTAACTTCTCTTGGGGTCGTTTATTTACTGTCACTGGTAATATAAGTAGACCAGATCCAGTTGCGATAGGTGTTACGGGTTACACAGTGGGACTTTCAACTGGTGTAGGAATATCAACATTCCCAACCATAGAAAGAAGAATTTATGGTATTCGTGATACTGGTGCAGTCAAAGATAAACTAACTTGATGATTTCACGTATAAATATAGAAAAAAAGTAATAAAATGCCAGCAGTAATTACGGATCAGTTCAGAATATTAAATGCGAGTAACTTTGTAGACACTGTTACTGGAGTCGGAGGAGCTAGTCCAACAAATTCATTTTATGTTACATTAGGGTTGCCAAATGCAACCGTGGTGGGTTTTGGTAGGCAATCTGATTTTGATGATGCCCCTCCTAACCCAGTTGACAATATTAATACAAATAATCATATTGGTGACACTACATTATTTGCAAAAAGGGTTACAGGTAAAAATGTAAGAAGACTAATAAGAAAGGTTGATTGGACTCAGGGAACAAGATATGAGATGTATAGGCATGACTATAGTATAAACAATCAGTCTCCGGTAACTAAATCTGCAAGATTATATGATGCTAATTATTATGTTATAAATCAAAATTTTAATGTATACGTTTGTATTGATAATGGGTCATCTGGTATCAATACAACAGGAAATGCATCTCAAGATGAACCAACATTTACTGATTTAGAACCATCAAAAGCAGGTGAAAGTGGTGATGGTTATATTTGGAAATTCTTATACACGGTATCCCCAAGTGATATAATAAAGTTTGATTCTACTGAATTTATTGCTGTTCCTAATGATTGGACAACAACCACAGAAGCTCAGATACAAGCAGTTCGTGAAAATGGAGATTCAGATGTTAATAACAACCAAATCAAAAAGGTTTACATAGACAAACAAGGTGGAGGAGGATATTCTGGTGGTTTAGGTCAAGAGGTTGACATACTAGGGGATGGAACTGGAGGAAAAGTTGTAGTTGATGTAGTAGGTGGTAAGATTACTAATGCAATCGTATCGTCTGGTGGTAAAGATTATACCTACGGAATTGTTGATCTAGGTAAAATTAATGATAATGTTACAGACCATGCTAAATTAATTCCAATTATACCCCCATCAAAAGGTCATGGATTCAATATTTACGAAGAATTAGGCACTGATAGAGTTCTTTGTTACGCAAGATTTGGTGGTGATAACAAAGATTTTCCAGTCGATACTCAGTTTGCACAAGTAACACTGGTGAAAAATCCAACATCAATTGGAACAACGTCAGTTTACTTCAATGATTCTTATTCATCAATGAGTGCGATTAAATTTCCAAGCACAACCACCCAAAACCCAACCGTTGGTAAAGTTGTTCAACAACCCGTAACTGGGGGAACAGCTTATGGTTATGTTGCATCATGGGATAAAGAAACAAAAGTTTTGAAGTATATTCAAGACAGATCATTGTATTTTGACCCAACAAACTCTGCTGTTATTGATCAGACAGATTATGATGATGTTGATTCACGAGGAAAAGTGCTTGCATTTGAATCAAGTCCTAATGCAGTAACTTCTGATGGTTTTAGTGCAGCGATTGAGACAACTTTTAGTGCTGGTATTGCAACTGTTGGAACTAAAAATGTTGATCTGGGAGTGACCTTCACAAATGGTCTTGCATCTCCTGAAATAAATAAAGGGTCAGGTACAATATTATACATTGATAATAGGGCGACTATTAAAAGAGACTCTAGACAAAAAGAAGACATAAAAATCATTCTGGAATTCTAAAAAATGCCACAAAAAACGAATTTAAATATAAGTCCTTATTACGACGATTTTAACAAGGATAATAATTTTTATAGAGTCTTGTTCAATCCGGGAAAACCCGTTCAGGCAAGAGAATTAACTACACTTCAATCTATTTTACAAGATCAGATTGAATCTTTTGGTAGTCATATGTTTAAAGAGGGATCAATGGTGATCCCCGGTAATATACAGTATGATCCAGAATATTTTTCAGTTAAATTAGATTCAATTCATTTAGGAACAGCAGTTTCAGTTTACGTTGAAAGTCTAAAAGGTAAAATTTTAACAGGGGCTAGTAGTGGCATAAAAGTTCTTGTTGATAATTATTCTTTACCAAATGATTCTACAGGAATCACAGACCTTACATTTTTCATTAAGTATTTGGATTCTGGAAACAATAATAATGTTTCATTTTTAGAAG